GCGCCGTTGGTGCGGTCGGTGGGCGGGGCGGGTGCCGGGCAGTCAGCGAGCAGGGTCTCGGGCGGTATCAGTTTCTCGACTACGGTTGTGGTACAGCCCGTCAAAGACAGCATCAGGGACAGGGGTATCACGCCAGTCCGTATGGGGTTGCAGGCCACGGGTTAACTCCTTTTGTCTGCGGTCAGCGCGTGCGTCGGTTTCCTTGGCACGTGCCACGTAAGTGTCCAAGCTGTTGCGGGTGGCGGTCAGGCTTAGCGCTAGCGTGGCGGCACGCTGGCGCTCGGCCTGTAGTTGCTGGCCGAGCACGCGGTTACGTTGCCATAGGGCTGCGCCCAGCAGGCTTGCCACCAGCAACAAGCCTGCTAGGGTTTTGGTCAGTAGCGTCATGCGGAGACCTCCGGTGCGGGCGTCATGCATAGCTCGTACTCGGCAGCACGCCGGTTGACCAGCCCGCGTAGTTTCTTGCCTTTGGCGTACACCCAGCGGTGTAGCTCCCCGCACGCGCCATCGCGGTCGCCTGCATTAAGCCGCCTCAATAGTGTGGAGCGCACGAAGTTCCGCTCGCCCACGTTGTAGACGAAGCTGGTGTACGCGCCTAGCTCGTTGGCAGTCAGCGGCACTCTGGCATGCGCCAGAACAGCCCCCATGGCGATAGCGGCGTCCTGCCTTGCCAGCACCTCGCATAGCTCGGCGGTGGCCTCCTGCCCCATGCTAACGCCTGCTGTGTGGCCCATGCAGATAGTAGGGATGCCTACGGGGTCAAGGTAGGCTTGCGTGTGGTTGCCCTCGAAGGTGGCGATCAGGCCAAGGGCGAGTGCCGTCGCACCCGCCACCACGCTAGCTGCCGAGCCCGCCAAGGCGGGCAGCTTGGCGATGGTTGCCATTACTTGACCTTCTTGGGCTTAGGCTCGGGCGTGCTGCCGTGGACTTGCGGGCGGGGTATCTCCCGCGTCGCGCTCACCGCCGCGTAGCAGGCCTCGAAGAACCCATCAAGTTGTTCTATTACCAGCGAAGCATCCGCCCCGCTTGCCGCCAAGATTTCTACCTGCGAGATAGCCTTGGCTACCTCCATGCGTAGCTTAAAGCCGTTCACAATCCCCGGCAGTGCCGGTAAATCCACATAATTCATACTCATCTCCGGTATCGGTTCATCAGGGAGCCGCGTTTAGGCGGCTGGGTGTTGGGGTAGCCCAACGGGTTACTTAGCCATTGCTGGAACTCGGCCTCACGCTGGCGCTCAATCACGGCGGCTTGGTCTATGCCTATCAGCTTCACCCAATAGCGCACGGCCCCTGCCAAGGCGTCCAGACGGTCGTCGTGTATCAGGGATTGCTTGTCGCGGGTAATGAAGGCAATCTGATGAAAGAGCGAGTACGTGCTGCGCTTGTCCCGTCGCCGGTTCCTTGCGGGCGATGTCGTCGTTGAATATCAGCGCACCACGGGCCATGACCGGCTCCAAGGTGTCGATGATGCGTAGCTCCTTCTGGCCGGTCTCGTACACTTCCTCCAAGGCACAGCCACCACTGTTCACGGCGGCGTATTCGCCGCGCAGGATGGGCAGCCACGTGTTCAGGTACGCACCAAAGCCGAAGTTCTTTTCTATCAGGATGCGGTTGACTTGCCAGTCGCGGGCAATGCCCGCCAGCTTCTTGAAGGATTCCACCGAATACCCGCCCGCCACACCGCCCACGTCCAGTACCCAGATGTTGCCGTTGAGGAACCCCGCTACCGCGTAGCCGGTCTCATCGCCATTCTTGCCGCCCCCTGCGGGGTCTACGTACATGACAATGCCTTGCAGCTTGGCGCGTTCTTCCGATGTGCCGGACGGCACGCCCAGCGTATAGGTCTTGCCGTGTATCTCGTAGGCGATGGTCTCTTGGGCCAGCAGCCCCGGCTGGATGCTCAAGGGGAAGTGCTCGCCCACCACCCGCATGCTCTGCACCTTGGTCAGGCGCAAGGGGTAGCGGTCAGCATCGGCCAGCTTGGTGTTCAGCATGTGCTGTAGCTGGAAGTAGCTAGGCCCTTGGTCTATCTCCTTCTTGCACAGGAACTCTTCCGTACCCGCCGGTAGCTCGGTATCGACGGGTGCGCCTTGGTCAGCCAGCGGCCCGTGACGGGCTTCGCCCAATGACGGCTCGGCTTCCAGCTTGCGCAGTATCCACGGAGCCAGCAGGCCACCGTAGTTCTCCACCTGCTCCTTGGTCGGGTAGCGCCCCGTCCAGATACGCACGGTGTAGCCGCGCCCGGGTAGCGTGTTGTAGATGGAGTTCACCGACTGCGGTGTGCCCAAGTACACAATGCGCCCGGTGGCGCAGATGGATGGGAAGTCCCGTGTCAGGTTCAGGAGCGCTTGGCGCTGGTGCTCGGTGAGCGAATTCTTCTGGGATTCGATGTCGTCGGCAATCAAGAGGTCAGCCCGCTTGCCTTGCAGGTTGCCCGTGATGCCGATACACGCCACGCTGGGAGACTTGTCCAGCCCCTTTAAGGAGTGGTGAACATCGAAGGCTTCGACGCTGGTACGGTCGCCCGCATTGCGGTCAGGCCGCAGGCAGGCCAGCACTTCCATGGTCATGATGATGCGCACCACCAGCGTAGAGATTTCATTGGCCTGCGTACCGCCTGCCGACAGAATCAGGATGCGGGAGCGTGGCTCGTGTATCAACCGCCAGACCGCAAAGGCTGCGGTAATGGTGGTTTTGGCCTGCCCGCGCTGGGCCTGAATCATCAGATAATGCGGACCGTGCTCAAGAAAGGATGCGATGTCCTTCTGGACGGCGGTGGTGGTAAAGCCTAGCTCGGCCATCACATCTTCCAAGAACGGCGTGAAGGTGTGGTAAGCGTCCTGTACCAACCCCAGCATGTCCCAGCGTGTCAGCGCCTGCTCGGCGTGCTCGCGCTGGGCCATCAGTGCACCCGGTAATCAAGACCGTCGAGCACATCGTCCAAATCGGCAGGCGTCGGGGCGACGGTCAGGGTACGGGGTAGCGACGGCTGCGGACGGTTCGCCCGGCGCTCATCAAGCTTCTGCTTTAGCTCTGACAGGGCGGCGTTATCCTCAATGGAGGCCGTAATCGCGTTGTCTTTCAGGAACTTGATGGCCGCGCCAATGTCCGCAGCCGTGGCCTCACCCCCGGTAATGCGGCGTGTCAGTTCGTGCGCGATCACCCCGTGTAGGGCGGATAGCGCGGCTTCGGTGGCCTTACTCATCCTTTTTCCTCCGGGTGCTGCCGTGGCGCAAGTCGGCAATCAGCTTGCGCACGCTGCTGACAATCTGCACCAGCAGGTACAGCAAGGTGAACAGGCCCACAAGGTCAGCCATCGGCAAACCAAAATAGGTGTATGAAGTCCCGGCAGCCCCCACGCCAACATTCGTGGCGGTTCTGGCTGCCGTGTCGGCGTGTGTCATCATGTAAGTCCTTATTCGTCAAGTGCCGGAAATTCCGGCCACCTGGCTGTTAGGGGGAATCCCGCTTGCTGCGGCACATCCAGCAAGGCTTGCCGGTACGCCGCCAGCGCGGTCTGCTGCTCGCTCGTAAAAGACGCCCAGCGCAGCGGGTTACTGACCATGGTGTCCAGATCAGCCAAGCGCCTGTCGCGCTCGTAGCGGGCGGCTTCTGCGGCCATCTCCTCCTTGCTGGGGCCGTCGTACTCGGCAATCTCGCCGAACTCACCTGCGACGGCGCGGGCGTGTAGGCTGCGCCCTAGCGCCTCTGTATCGGTGGCGCTGGCGGTAAAGGGGATCGTCCCGAGATCGGGGTGCTCGATCAGCAGGTCGATAGAGGTGTTATGGATGTCCGAGTACTGCGGACGATGAGCGACGATCTGTGTGGAGATCATAGAAATCCTTAGTGAGGGTGATACACTCGGGGCATTCTTGGAGCGGCACAATGGCAATCACGTTTGATACCCTAAAGTTCGTTGAAACCTTGGAAGCGGCAGGGGTGGAGCGTAAACAGGCAGCCGCCATTGCCTCTGCCGTGCGCGATTCGCACGATGCCGCAGACACGGCCACCAAGGGCGATGTTGCCCTGATACGCAAGGACATGGAGGCGATGGAGTTGCGCCTGCTCAATGCGCTTACGCTGCGGCTGGGCGCAATGCTGGCCGTTGTCGTGGGTATCCTGTTGGCGGTATTGCCTATGCTCGTGGGCAAGTAGGCGGCAGCCTACGCAATCCGCATGTACAGGTTGTAATAGTGTGTGTAATTACCCGGTGGGGCGTTCGTTAGGTACGATCCCATATTCCGCCATGTCCCCGACACGGCGGTGCCGTCGTAGTGGTAGCCACCACCAGCGAGCACAATAGCCCTAATGCTTGCCCCGGGTACTTCGGAGCCGCCCGAAATCTGGGATGCGGATGTCGCAATCACGTAGCTGCCTACGCCAAAGCGTGCAGGCAAACTCACCCCTGACGGCGCGCCACTGATACGGCTGTACGGCAATTGCCCGGTGGTCTGGGTGTCGATGTCGGGTACCCAATCCCCCGGCTTGGCGGTGGTATCGGTGTTGCCTAGCTCTAGGTTGCTGGTGCCTGCACCAATGGCAGTACGGGCGGCGGCGGCATCGGCTGCGGTCATCAGCGTTCGCCCGAGCGTGGTTGAATAGCCGATGGTGCGCCAAGCCGACCACACACCGTTAGTGCGTACCCGCCACGCGGGCAGCGCCGTCGTGTACGGCAGTGCAAGCTGCACACAGTTCGGTGTAGCGGCAGGGCTGGTGTAGATGAACTGCTGGACGTAGTAGTAGTGGTTATTAAATCCGGGCGGGCCACCGTTGTCCGGGGTGCGCTTTATCACATTCGGTACGAGACCGGTGTAGGGGTAAGTGCTGGGCAGGTCATTCCAACTGGCGGGGGTGATGCCCCCGCCCAGCTTCGCTCCTTGGAACTGCGCGGTCTTTGCCGCGTAGTCCTCATCGAATACGCCTTTGAGACCCTCGCGCATCTTCTTGTACGTAATCTTGCGGCTGGTGCCGCTGTCGTTTATCTCGAACTCCTGCGCGTCAGCAGCCGCACTGGCAGCCGGTAGCTGGGAGATTTTCATGTCTGCCATGGTGGGATTCCTAAAGGTGTGAGCGCACGGTGCGCCATGCACCGCCGTCTTTGACGTAGAGGGTGGTGGGCATCTGCCATGCGCCGGTGTATTTGACATACGGGTCAAGCACACGCCAGAGGCCATCCGTCTTGGTGTAGACGCGGTACGGGGGCTGGATGTGGACAACGTTGCCGGGGACATCGCCCTCCTCTGTGATGCGGGTATCGTCCGCTTGGGTACACCGCAGCGTGCCGTCCTCGGTGATGCGCCGGGTAGGTAGGAGGGTGTGGCCCACCGCCACCGTCGCGCCAGCAGACAGGGCGACCGTCACGGGTCGCAGCCGTTGTGTCGTGACATCCGGCATCTCTGCCGCTGCGGTCAAATCGACGCCCATAGGGCGGTGCCGGTCTGCGCCAGCCGTCATGGCACTATGACTGGATAGCGCCGCCGTCGTGGCGGCGTGCCGACTGGCCGAGACGGCTACGTCACCACTGGTTGCAAGGGTGGCCGTAACCGGGCGCTGGCGGATGCTGCTGGCCTGCATGGCCGTGCTGGCCTGCCAGTGGGCGCAGGTAGTCCGCTCGCGCCCGGTACTGACGGCGGCCTGCGAGGTTGCCTGCATGGTGGCGCGGGCTGCCCGCCGGGCGTTGGCCGTATTGTCCATCTGACCGGTACTGGACAGGTCAACCGTCGCCACGGTCTTGCCCGTAGCACCGGCGTCAATCTGTAGTGCACCCGCCATCGCCACAGTGGCGTGCCGGTGGCGCTGTGTTGCTGCGCCGACCGCGAGCGTAGCCGTCATGGCGACGTTGACCATGACGGCGTGTTCGGTAATGCGTCGGTCGGCGGTCTGTGTGACGCGCCGCTTCCCGTCCTCGGTAATGCGAACGCCGTCAGTCATGGCCCTGCCCCTAGTTCAGGGTGATGGTGACGGCTCCGGCCTGTAGCACCAGCACATCGCCATTCTCAATCAGCTTGCCGCCCCCGGACACCGCTCCCTGCCAGAGCAGGTTGCCGCCTGTTTGGGCGTCGTACAGGCCGACGTGGGTAATCGTCCCCCAGCCGCCGCCCGTGGCGGTAAAGTTCGCCGTCGCGGTGTTGCTGGTGCCGCGATTGTTGCCGTTGGAGAATGTGATGGCTTGTCGGGCGTAGCCGTTGCCGGAGACTTCCTGTGTGGGAGACGTGAACAAAGCCGCCCGGATGTGGGCGGGACGGGCGACGTTCGAGCCGGTCATGAGCCAGGTCAGGATACGGTTCGCGCCGTGGGTGGATAAATCAGCCAAGGTGGCCTCCTCTATTTGGGTGACTTGAGCCAGCCTTACGGGCTGGCGATTTGGAACCAGATATCGCCGTCCTTGCCGCCGGAGGGTTGCTCGGTGGAGACGGTGAATTTGCCGTGGATATCGTCCCAGCGGGCTTGCGCCTGATTGGCTGCCGCACTGGCAGTCGCCGCATCCGCCGCAGCCTGCGCCGCACTGGCTGCCGCCGCTACGCGGGCAGCCTCTGATACCGCCAGCGCATCGCCCACGGTGGCGTTAATGACATCGAACCTATCGGCTGTCTCGGCAGCCACGAACACCGCCTGCTGCGCCACCATGTCCAAGTTCTTCTCGTCCATGACGGCACCGTCGGTGTAATCGACCAGCGGCCTGTCTTTAGGGGTATCGCGGTACAGCACGATGAACTGGTCTGGCGGGATAGGCTCGTTGCTCGTGGCCTGATTTGAGCCGATAAGGGTTAGCGTCAGCGGGGTGGCCGAGGCATTGCTCGGGTCGTAGCGGTAAGCCCGCAGGTGCTCCGGGCGGATGTAGCCGCCTGCAAAGTTGAACTCCCACGGGCCGTTTGTGCCGTCGCCTTGGTACGCCTGCATGGAGCGGCGCAGGCCGTCCGCCCCGGCGGCACTGATCCATGGGACAATGACGTCAGTGGTCATCTCATTCCTTGTGTGTATGTGTCTTACAGGGCAGGGGTTCCCCGGGGTGTTATTTGCCCCGGGATGCCTGCTACTGATCAGCCGCTATCTCGTTGGCAAGCCAAGAGCCGATGACGGAGTTACCGCCCGGCAGGATACGCAGCACGCCACGGGATACCTTTGCACCGCTTGCGCCCTCTTGGCCGGTCAGGTAGGAGCCTAGCTGGTTGGCGGCCTGCGTGATATTGCCCAGATACCCTGCCGCCGCGATGGGCGAGCCGCGTTGCTGGTAGGACGTGCCGCCAAATAGCACCTCGCCCACCTGTAGGCCTTCGGGCAGAATGCCACTCATGTTCATCAGGTTCAGTATCCCCGATGCTAGGCGGAAGCCTTGGGTGTTGCGCTCGATGTAGGCGCGCTTGTCCTCATCGGACATGCCTGCCGTATTCATCTCCAGCCGGGCGACGTAGAGCATGGCAGCCCATGCCGTGCCGACGACAAACGCGGTTCCCGTGTTCACGTCACCGATGGCGACGTTGCGTGCCACCTGCTTCTCGGCGGATATAAAGCCGTAGCGACGGAACTGCGCGAAGATGGAGCCGATAACGGTATCCGTAATCCACATCGACTGCTCGCCCACCATCGCCCGCTGGAAGGTCTGGTAGGTGCCTCGGTGCAGGGCTTGGATAAATTGGTCAGCCGCCTCTTGGTCGTCCCACTTATCCCAATTGATGCGCCCGCCCCGCTTGCGGCCTGCATCGTGCTTGGCTAGCTGGGCTTGGATGCGCGCCATCGTCGGGGTATCCAAGCCGAGGTCTACCAGACGGGCGCGGGTCATGCCGCCCTCTTGCCCCTTGATGGCGCGCAGCACGCCTTCGGTGAAGACCGGCAGAAAGCCTCGGTGCAGCATCTTCTGCGCGAAGTTCGCCCCGCTGATATAGGACGTGGCCTGCGCTGCCCGCTGGCTGACCCGGTTCAGGGTAGAGCCTTCGCCCACCATGATTCTGCCCGTGGCCGAGGCGTCCGGCGTCAGGCTGTGTAGCCGATAATCCTGCCCCAACAGGCCGGGGGCATCTAGGGCGAACTGCTTAGCCAACTCCGTCTGTCCGGCGAAGGTATGGCCGATGGTGGCGATCATGCCGCGTATGCCGGTGGCTGCCGCCACGTTGGCGATATCGGCCAGTACCGACAGGCCGAGCTTACCCATCATGGCCGCAAAGGTGAAGTTGCGCAGGGAGTTAAAGGCGGCGCGTTCAGCGTTGGTCAGTTGCCCCAGACCGAAGGCCCGAAAGCCGTAGTCCAGTGCGTCTAACTCCGCCTGCGTTGCGCCGTCAAGGCGTGCTGCGTGAATCGCCGCCTCGGCATCGGCTAAATCTGTGAAGCCCTTGCGAGCCAGTGCATTCAAGCCTGCCCAGCGGTGCGCGCCATGTGTAACTTGACTTAAAGCGTTGGTCTCCAAGAAGTCCAAGAGCCGTACGCCGTTGACCTCGCGCAGCAAGTCCATCTCGGTGCGGCTGCGGTCACGCCGGATATCGCCTAGCTGCTCTTTGAACGCGGCGATGGTCTCGGGTGTAACCCGGGCTCCTGCGAACTGCTCATCAAGCAAGTCCCCAGCGATCAGCTCAAAGCGCGATTCCAGACTGTCTATCCGGGACTGCGGGTCGCGCATAATGGTTTGCAGCTTATTGTCCACCACATGGGCGACCTTCTCCATCATACGCTTGCGCAAGGCGGCGGCCTCTTCTGGGAGGACGGGGCCTTTCTCGGCCAGCTTTGCCAGCGCGGGATCGACGAGCTTCTCGGCGTACTGCTGGGTCAAGTTGTCGTAGAAGGCATTGAACTGTGTACGGTTCTCGCGGTACATGCGGGCGATCTTGTCCCAGCGCCATGTGTAGGGCATGTGGCCGATGACGCCTGCGCCGCGTACCTTGCCCGCCATGGGGTTGCCGGTCAGCAGGCCGTCTCGGGTCACGCGCTCGTAGAAGTCGTCTAGCGCCTTCGCCGCCGCCTGTATATGCGCCGGTGCCGTGGATTCGTACGTCGCCCCTGCCTGCACCGCCGCACGGTGACGCTCGCGCTCCTCTGCGACCGCCAGCCAGATACGATCCTCGGCCTGCTTGGCTCCGCCCACCATATGCCAGCCACGCTCGCGGGCGGTCAAGCCCTGCACCAGTGCCTCCTTGAGCTTCGGGATGGCCTGCCACTTATACGCCTGCTGCATCATCTCGTAGTCCAGCGCGACGGTGGATTCGCGCTTGCCCAGCCCGGTTGCGGATTCAAACAGGTGCGCACCCAAGTAGCGCGCCACCTTGGATTGGCTGCGGGCAGTAATCAGGCCGGGGGAATCCAGCCACGGGCGGGTTCCGTCCTTGACGTAAGCGTCCCGTGCGTCGTAGTACGCCTTGAGCCGGTCTTGCTGGGGTTGCCCGGCAGCGTCTACGGTCTCGTCCCACTGGTAAGCCTTGTCGGCGATAGTCTGTTCCGCCTTGCCCATGCGCAGCCGCACGGGGTCGGTATCGGGTGTGGCCTGCCCCGAGCGGGAGAATCGCGGTGCGCCAGCTTCTAGCGCACGGATGGCAGGGTTACGGGCAGCTTCTACCGAACCCTGCACCAAGCGAATCATCTCATTGGCCGTCATGTGCAAGTGCTTAAAGAGCGGAATGTGTTCGCGCAACCACGCCCGTAAATCAGCCAGAATGCGTGACACTGCGCCCAGCGTCGTATTCTTCTCGGCGAAGTAGCCCAGCGCTTCTTCCAGCACCAGATTGGCAGGGGTGTCCGCAGGCACTGCTTCCATCGCCTCGCGCATGCGCTTGTCGGTGCGGGCAAGCCGGTTGACCTCGCCCAGCACCTGCGTGTACTTGCTGCTACCGAGCATGCGCTCCAAGCCGTAGTGCACGCCGATTTCGTGGGCAATCAGGCCGGTGGGGTCGGCGACTTCCTCGGGCGTCAGGCGGTCGCGCACGATGTACACCTTGCCGTCCTCGGGGACGTACACCGCCTTGGCGTCTGCGGGTAGCCCTTCTAGCTCGCGGGCATGGACTTCCTCAATCAGCCCCTGCTTCTGGAACGCTTGATAGCGGGCGTGCTGGATGGGGGCAAAGCCGGGGCTAACAGACCCATTGCCGGAGGTGCGGCTCACCACGGGCACACGGCCTGCGCCTGCTTGATTGCCGCCCGTTTGCTGGGGGGCTACCTGCGCCGCAAAGATAGATTCCCGGGGGTTGCCCATGATGTCGGCCACCGCCTGTGACACCGGGGTGCGGGCAAAAGGTACGCCGTCGGCAACCGGCTCCGGCAGGATGCGGTGGGTCGGCAGGTCGGCAATGTCCGTACTCAAGGGATCTGCCCGGCCAAAGATGTACGGGGCCTCGTGGGTCGCGTCCAGCCGGGATTGCAGCGTTTCCTCTAAATGGCGGCTGGCCGCAGCGCCCAGCGCCTCCATGGCGGCATCGGCCCGACGCTGCGCCCGCACGGCCAATAAACCCCCGAGCGCCCCCAGACCGCTACCGAACAAGCCTTGGGCGACCAAGGCGCTGGCGTCGAAGTCCTGATTGTCGGCACGGCGGATGAACTCCTCGGCGATGATGTTCTCGGTAGCCCCTGCGGCGGCGGGGCGGGCGACGGTACGCAGCCTGCCGACGGCGGCAGCACTGCGCACACCCGCGACCGCAGCGCCTGCGCCCAGCGACGCCAAGACAGCTACCGGGTCGGCCATGCCGCCGATAAAGCCCATCGCGGTATTACCTAGGCTGGCGATGCCTTGCGTATTGGCTGCGCGCTCGAAGTAATCCTTGCGCTCAACCGCAATGCCCAGCCGCCGCTCGAAGTCCTCTTGGTTGTTGGCAGCCGCGACATAATCCGCCAGCTCCGTGTTAGCCAAAATACCGGCCTGCCCCATCTGCTGGAACTGCGCGTCTCCTATCTTGAAGTCCGGGTCTACGTCGCCACGACGGAACATGTCCACGATACGGCCTGTGACGTTATGCTCTACCGCGTCCCAGAATGCCTCGCCCATACCCGCCCAACGGGTGGCGGCGGCTTCTTGGGCGGCACTTTGTTCTGCGGCGACCCGCTCGGTCTCGCCGGTGGGCTGCCATACCCGGCCTATCCGGGTGGTGTCCGCCATGTTGAACGCCGCCTCGCCTGCGGCCTGCGCGTTGCGGGCATGGGCTTGGGCGCGGGCCTGGTTCTTCATGAAGGCGGGCAAGCCCGCTGTGGCGCGGTATACGTCGTCGATGTCACTCATTACTTCTCCTGTTTAAACGGCTTACGCAGGAAGAACGTCGCGGGTTTGCCTGCGGCGGCATCGCGAGCGAAGGCTGCGGCAGCCTCCTCATTCTTGTTGATGCGCACGCGCTCGATACGTAACGCTTCCTTGATGCCCTCGAATACGCGCTCGGGCGTGACGAGGACGTGTACCGGCCTGTTGGTCTCGACGTTGTTGTAGGTCATCATGAGTGCGCCGCCTTGCAACTGCTCGCCGCCGACGGCCTCGTAGTCATCGGGACGGAAGTGCTTCATGGTGGCACCCTCGACGCCTTGCACCTGCCGCTCGACGTTCTCCTTGAGCACCTCGCGCAGAGCGGCCTTGACGCCCTGCTGGTAGGTCTCGGAAGTCTGGCTGATGGGAAACCCGGCCATCTGCTGGATGGCGGAGTACAGGGACTGCGTGCCGGGTAGATACGGGTTCTTGGGAACGAGTGTGCCGTCCACGAAGTCCACGTTATTTTGATTCCCGTAGAGCTTGTCGAAGGCGTACTTGGCGGCTGCCTCGTCATCCAGCCCGGGGAGCGCCTTGCGGTGCGTCGCCACGAGCGGGGTCAAGTCCTCGACAAGCCGCGCCTTGGTCGCATCATTCAGTTCGAGCGCGGAAAGCTCCCCCTTGCCAAATATACGTTTGAACCAGCCGGGGGCTTGGCTGCGGATGTAGTCCTTGGCTGCCTGCTTGTCCTCCGAGGTGACAACTGCCCTGCCGCCGTCCTTAAAGAGCTTGCGCATCTCGGTCAACGACTTGGCATCGTTCAGGTCTACGCCGGAATTCAGAAAGGCTTGTACGCGGGCAGCGTTATCTGCCCCGATGTAATTTGCCAGCGCGCCCGGCCCGCCGCCGGTGACGGTCAGGAGCTTCTGCATGATGGCAAGCGATCCCTGCTGGCGCTCGGTCAGGCTACCCCCGACTTGAAAGAGGGCGTGGGCGTCCTGCCGTAGCTGTACCTCTAGGGATGATGGGCGTAGCGCCTGCTTGTCTGACACCAGCGCCAGCTTGCTAAGGCCGTTATCCAGCCCGCCCTCGCTCTGTAGGGCATGCGCCCAGAACGATTCCACCGCTTCCCGCGCAATCGCCTCTGACACCCCCGGCGCTAGCAGGGCTGACGAGCCGCCGTTAATCGCGTCGATAACATTGGCCCATTGGGCTTGGTCGTTAAGCCGCCCCTGCTGCGCTGCCTCAAAAGAAGCTGCTGCTGCCGCCTGCGCCCGGTGGTACTGCTCAACCAGATTGGCGCGCTCGACGTTATTGATCATGTCCGCGTTGCTGCCGGATTCGGTGCGAAATTGCGCATTGAACTGGTCTATCGCCTCGTGTAGGTTCTCCTCGTTGCCGGGGAACCAGCCTTGTTTGACGGCAAGCTGGAACTTCGAGAGGTCGCCCGTGATATCCGTCATGGCGGGGGCATCGCGTAAAGCACGCCCTACCCATGTGGGTTCGCTATCTTCCAGCGCCTGCCGCGCTTCTGCGGGGATGGTCTGCCAGACGTCGGGGTTCGCCTTCATGGCCTCGTAGGCTGCGAAGTTCCCGGCGTGCAGTTGCGACTGTGCGGCGGTGGTCAGGTACTTGCCCCAAGCGCCATCCTCCATGCCAACAGGACGCAGCAAACCCTCGTTGAATTTAGCGACCTCTTGCTGCATCTGCTCGGGACTGGCGAAGCCGCCTTGTTGCCCCAGCGTTTCTTGCAGTAGCTTGCCGTTGGCGGTCTGTAAGGCGACGAACTTCTCGCCCGCGTCTTCTTGTCGCCACGCCACGTGTTGCTTTAAGTGGGTGGAGAGCATCGCGCTCCACTGCTCCACGAGCTTCTGCTGCACAATGCCGTTGACCAAGGGGTCGCCCGTGTCGGCTACCCGCATGGCCTGCTCGGTCAGGTACTGGCGGGCGGCGTCCGGCGACTGCTTGCGCAACTCTGGCAGCGCCTCCATGAATTCGCTCTGGGCTTGGGAGACCGCTGTGAGCGCGGCCATGGCCTGCGCCCCCTGCACGGTGGCCGAGGGGCCGAATATCTTGGTGTACCACGGCTGCTCGCGCTCGATGTCCTGCAAGGCTTTGCCCTGCACCACTTGTGACATACCGTCAAAGTACGCTTTTTGCTGCTGGGCTTGGACGTAAGGAGCCAATGCGCCCTGCGTCATGGTGTTCAGTGCCTCCATGGCGCGCACGGACATGTCTGCCGCCCGCTGGCCTGCCAGATCGAATTCGCCGCCGGGTGCAAGGGCTGCCTGCCCGGCACCGCCCCCGGATAGGGTGGTCTGTGGAACCGGCACCGATTGGCCGGGCTGTTGCAGCACCACCCCGTTATCTGTTAATGCAAATGAATTAGCCATAGGTCTCACTTCAAGAGGTAGCCCGTGATGTCGCTGCCGGTGTTGATGGGAAATATCTGGAACGCGGGCGCAGCCGCCGCAGCCGGGGCAGCAGCGGCGAGAGCAGGGGTAGCCGCAGCGGCGGCGCTGCCACCGAATAGGCCGCCCGCGCCAAAGAGGCTGCCTGCCACGTTTCCGATTAGCTGCGCGCCGCCCCCTCGCAGGAAGTCGGTCAGCAGGTTGCCGCCCGCCTCTGCCCGGTAGGGTGCCAAGGTGACGCTGTGGTCGATGGGCGCGAAGTCTTGCCCGAAGTCCAGCGACTGCACCATGTTGGCCTGTATACCGGCACGCTGCGCCAGCATGTCGTAGGTCTGGTATTGGGTCTGCTGGTTGCGCGAGGTCTCGGCGCGGGCATGTGCGAGCTGCATGGTTTGGTGCAGCATGGCCGCAGAGGTGCCGCCTGCGCCGCTGGCGGCGGCTTGCGCCTTGAGTGCGCCGAGTTGCTCGGCAGCGGCGATTTGCTGGTTCAGGCTGCCGGTCGTGGCTTGGTCGTGCAGTCGCACTAGGTTGGTGGCTAGCGCATTGACGGCTTCGCCGCCGGATTGCAGCTTGGCTTGGTTGCCCATGCTGCGCATAAAGTTAGAGACGCTGGCTTGCGTTGCCGCGAGCTTGTTGTTCGCGCCCCGCACGGCGTTGGCGGCAGCCGCATTGGCCTTGTCTATACGCCGCTGGGCGCGCACGGCACCTCGTTGGGCAGAGCCGCCCAGCATGCTGCCGAGTATCGACGTTCCCGCCGTGATGGCGGCCATCCAATTCATAGTAGTCCTCCGGGCGTCTATACCCTCCGTGAATTAAGGAACCACTGACCTGTCCATTCCAGACTGGTTAGCGTCATGGGTAGCCAGGCACGCGACTTGATTTCTATCGCGTGCTCGGTATTGGCCCGTCCGGCAGAGACGGACAGCGCGGTCGCACTGACGGGCTGAAAGCCCACAAGGTTGCCGGGGTGACTGACAATGCGCCCGTTAAAGGCCAGCGTGCGGGAGACGTGGCCGCCTGCGTGCAGGTAGCCGTCCAGCCCGCCCGTGTCTGCGACCGACACGACATAGCGCACGACCGCGAGCCTGCCGTTGGTGACGGCCTTATCGTTGTTATCGCGAACGAAGGGCGGCGTGAAGATGACACGGGAATCAAAGGCCGTGCCGACAATCGCCGCGTTGCGGTCGGCGTCGTCCCAGCCCTCCCAAGCATCCAGCAAGTCCGCCAGCCCCGTTCCCAGCCATGCGCGGGGTGTGGTGGCCGGTAGCGCCACGTAGCCATTGGGGAAGTCATCCGTGTTGTCGAGCCGGATGGTTCCTTCGCTGGCGATGTAGCGGTACACCGAGCGCTGCATGTCCAAGTACGGGCGCACGGATAAGCCGCCGTCTAGGGTGAACTTCTCGCACGCCACGTACACCGCGCCGGTTATCTCGCGCAAGGTGTAGACAAGGAGCGCAGATTCGTAACTGGTTACGCCGATGATGCGGCCTACCTGCGTCGCCCATTGCCAGCGCGACCATGAATCCCAAGCCCGCGTCTGTGTACCCGGCTGGTCGATAAAGGCGTAAACGTACAGGCCGTAGTCGTAACCGTCCGTTCTGACCAACAAGGCACCGGGCGAGGACAGCGCGGCAAGCTCAATGGGTTTACCCCGGATGTAGCGCGGCAGTTGCTGCGAGACGCAGTGTGTCTCGGGCGTATCTTGGAACAACCCTAGCTGGAACTGGTTGATGCGCCCGGCATAGGGCGATGCACCCTGCTGATTCTCGGCGGATTCGTACTTGCCGTAGTAGAGCAGATTGCCCACCACCACAGGGCGGGTGGCGTCGGCGTCCTGCTCATTGGCGACTACGGTAATCCCGGCGTTGGTGGGCGAGAGGGCAGCGCGGCCAGAGACCACGTACTGCTTTCTCTGGCCGAACAGGAATAAATCGCGGGCGTAGGTCACGCTCTGGCTAATCAGGTCATCTTCTGCCCCAAGCGCGTACATCTCGATGGGGTCGTCGTCCTTGACGGTCAGCTTGGATTGCCGGAACCAGTTGAAGTAATCGCCCACGCGGGACATGAACACCGTGCCGCCTGCGGCAATCACCAGCCTGTCCATGAAGACCGTCAGGTGGGTAATGCGTCGCCCAAAGAAATACGGCACCGCGCCTATCGCATGCTTATCGCCGCAGGTGCTCGCCGCGTAGCCGGGGACATCCTCACCCAGCATGTCCGCCAGTTCAGCGGGCGACGCGCCGAGATAAAAGGTGTTGCCACCGGCGTCAACCGCGCCGAGTGCGAATACCTGCCCCGGCGTGATGATGTGGGCTGCCCCCTCGCGCCATGTGACGGTCTGGAAGTCCGTACTGCTGCCGACATCGGCATGCGCCACCATGTAGTACGGCTCGCTTGCATTCTTGGGGCGCACGCGTACCACCTTGCCCGGCTTGTGCACGGCAGATAGCTTGGCGGCATCGTCGATTTCGTCCGCGACGGCGCGAAACATGGTGCCGTCGCCGCCGTCATTGGCCGAGACCGACGCCGTATTGGCTAGCGCAATGGTACCGCCTACGCGGGTGGCGTCGGTAAAGCCCTGTGCGGCCAGACCGTCAATGAGTTCTTGCGCGATATTCTGCGGCGTAATGGACGCTGCCGCCTCCCCTATCCACTTGGTGACATTGGAGTTGTGCTCGTGCATGCGGTCGTTGACCTCTTTCTGATAGTTCGGGTTATTCTCCAGCACGATGTCCGAGGTATCCAAGAGGTGCGGGTAGCTCGATGCCAGTGTGGTGTACGTGGCGGTGACGACCTCGTGCGTATCCCGCCGCTCCACTTTCAGGGTATAGGTGCGGCTGTGGGCTCCGGCCTTGACCTCGGCCACCGCGTAATCTTGGGTGGCCGCGTAGCGGTCGTCCTCTGTGTAGCCGGGTCCCAGACTGCTTGATGCCAAGAGCACGTAGCGGCCTGCGGTGGTAATTGCGCTGATGCCGCCCGTCAGCCACGGTGCCAGCATCGCCTCATCACCGTACTGTACCTTTAGAAACTTGCCCGTGAGCTTGTTCAGCACAAAGCAAAATGGCAGGGTGTCGCTGCTGTTGCGCTCTGCCGCCATATAAATAATGCTGTACTCGGTGTTGCCGGTAAAGAAGCTGTACTCGCGGTAGTTGCGGGCGTAGCCGACCTGCGCGGGCGCAAGGCTGGACAGGCCGGGGATAGGCTGCTCATCCAAGGTGACCGAGCCGTGCCTGCGGCTTTTGCCCTTGGTGGGGCTATCTACCATGTTCACCATGTCGGTTGATTGGCCGGGTAGACGGTCGGCCAGTGCTTGTTCGCTGACGCCTCGCACGATGCTGGCGTAGCTGCCGGATACTTTAGCCATGCTTACTCCTACCAGCGGCGGCGGTGGTAGCGCGTCAGCGGACGGATGTTGCGCATCTGCTGCTGCACGCTGGGGTTATGGAACATATTGGCCTTGACCTGCCGGATGTGTTCGGCACGCAAGGTGTTGAATACCTGCTGGTACGCGGCCCCCAGCCGGTTGTACTTGTCGCGGTCGCCGTCAAAGGCGCTCTGGAAGTCCAGCACGGTGCGCGCCGCAATCATGT